TGGCTGCCTATGTTGAGGGAGGCAAGAGCTTTCTGAATCGGTGTGACGATTTTATTACGATTCACAGGCTTGTCAAACATGATACAATGAAATTTGTAACTTTGGTAAGTATAGACAAGATTAAAGATAGAGATACAGGGGGAGAGCAGACCATGCTTGACCAATATGTATTTTGTGATTTTAATTGGGGGAAAGGTTTTGAGATATATGGAAAGGATCCATTAAGTGAATTAAGAAAATAAATTAAATAACATGAACAACATAAACATTTTAAAAGCACATATTGACATCAAGACAACCATATTGAGATTTGAATTGTCTATCCAGGATCTTAAAGAAAAGCATCCTGAGAGAACTGACTTAATCAATACAATGACTGAAACCTTGAATGATATCCTTGAGTTTCAAAATGCCTTTATTGAATTAGAGAACAGCTTGAAATTAGAATACAGGACAAACTTTAGATTGGAGCATCTGAACATGACATTGAAAGAGAAAATCAGAGAGCTTGAGTTGGAAGGCAGAATGCAAAGGGAGGGAATATGATTAAGGTAGGTAGTGACTTTTCAGGAGTGGGTGCATTCAATCAAGCCTTGATGAGATTAGGAATAGAATATGATGAGGTCTTTGCTTGTGATATGGATAAGTATGCAAGGGAAACCTTTATACATAACTACGGAGAGCCAAAGTATTATCCCAAGAATGTATATGAAAGGGAGATACCAAAGGAGAGTTTGGATATTTATATGACATCTCCTCCCTGTCAGGCTTTTAGTTTAGCTGGAAAAAGATTAGGAAAGGAAGATAAAAGAGGGATCCTGTTTTTTAATAGTCATGAGTTTATCAAAAAGAACAAGCCAAGATATTTTATATTTGAGAATGTTACAGGACTCATGTCAGATAGTCAAGGTAAAACCTTTAAGGAATGGATTACAATGTTGGGAGGAAAGACTGTTAATGGTTTGCCTGTAATATGGCCGCATGAGGAAAGCGTTCCGTATCATGTTTACTTTAAAAAAATGAATTCCAAAAACTATGGCATCCCACAAAACAGGGATAGGGTTTTTATTATAGGAATAAGGGATGATAAAGACAATGATTTTAGATTCCCAAAAGAGCAATATACAGGAGTTAAGCTAACTGATTTATTGGATGAGCAAGTAGATGATAAATATAATTTAAGTGAGAAAGCAAAGAAGTCAATTATATTCAATGCAAACAATATGCAGAGGTCTAAATTGGATCCAGAAATAGCAACGTCTTTACAATGTCCTGGACATTCGGGTGGGATATATAAAGGCATGACTGCAATCAGCGTTAGAACAGCAAACTCTAAAGGCTATGACATAGCTAAAGAGGGGGACTCTATCAACATAAGCCAACCATCCAGTAAAACATTAAGGGGAAGAGTAGGCAAAGGGGTTGCTCAAACATTAGACACAGGATGCAACCAGGCAACTATTAAAAACAATACAATAAGAAGAATGACTCCAAAGGAATGCTTTAGGCTTATGGATTTTCCTGATACATTTACTTGGAATTGTTCAGATAGTCAAGCGTACAAACAGGCTGGAAATAGTATAGTAGTAAAATGTTTGGAGTTAATAATTAAAGAGTTTAGAATATGAAATGTCCACAATGCAGCAGAACTATAATATGGGAGGAGGAGAATGAATATGAAGATTATGGAATTGAAGGAGATGGAGTTATTGGAGTTTATATTTGTGAGAACAAGGAATGTACTGTATCAGATGTTTATATATTTACTCCATTAGATGCCACGTTGTAAGAATTGCAGAGAGAAGTTTGAGCCAAAGCATTTCAATCAGAAATACTGCTTTAAGCCTGACTGCGTTAAAGCGTGGGTAACATCAGCCAAAAAAAGCAACTGGAAAAAAGAAAAGAAAAAACTAAAGGAGGAGCTTGAAACTGTTCAGAGCCTAACCAAGAAAGCACAAAGGTATTTCAATGCGTTCATCAGAGAAAGAGATAAAGGAAAACCATGCGTAAGCTGTGGAAAGAAATTAGGATCCAAGTTTGATGCCGGTCATTACTTTTCAAGCACCCATAAAAACACCACGTTTGATGAGAATAACGTACACGGTCAATGTGTTAGGTGTAATAGAGATTTGCATGGGAACTTATTAAACTATCAATTGGGGATCCAGGAGAGGATAGGAGCAAGTGAATTGATTAGGCTACATGAGGAAGCTCATAAGATTAGAAAATTCAGCAGAGAAGAATTGAAGGATATCATAGAATTGTATAAAGAAAAGCTGAAGAATCTGAAGGGATGATTTGGTTAATGAATATAAAATTCTTATCTTTAGCTCACTAACAATTTAAAACATTCAGAAATGGAAGGAATATCTTTGATGATGCCGAACAGTCCAGGCATAAAATCAATCACAATTAATGGCAAAAAAATAATAAATGAGAAAGTAGATGGAGAGCATTGGCTGTTCAATCTGAATCCTATTGAGGCAACAGGAATAAAGGAGGGCATGTGGACAAGTGCTAAACAAGCAGAGAGGGATGGAGATAGGCATTCAGCAAGAACATTGATAGAAGCTTATCACAATGTCAATAGGTATGTTGACAGTTATAGATTTATTCAGAAATATATAAACCAATAAACAATGAAAAATAAACAACTTAAAACAATAGACATCAAGGGAAAGCCTTATGTGGAGGTCAATGAAAGACTTAAATACTTTAGAGAGAACTATAAAAACTTTTGTTTAGAGTCTGATGTGCTTGAGAAAACAGCTACATCAGTAATGATTAAGGCAACCATAAAGGATGCTGATGGCAATATCAGAGCTACAGGAATAGCAGAGGAGATTAAAGGAACTACCTTTATCAATAAGACCAGCTATGTGGAGAACTGTGAAACATCTGCATGGGGAAGGGCATTGGCTAATTTAGGAATAGGGATTGATGTTAGTGTAGCAAGTGCTGATGAGGTAACAACTGCAATAGAGCAGCAGAATAAAAAGCCAAAGAAGAGAAAACCAATAAGTGCAGAGAGATTTGAGGAGGCTATACTTGCAATTTCAGAAGGCAAATATACCCATGAGCAATTGAGGAGCAGCTTTGACTTGACAAAGGAACAGCTTAAAAGCATTACAGCATGTTAAAGATAAGATGTTCACAAATAGGAAAGATAATGCCTAACAGCCGAACAAAAGGCGAATTGAGTAAAACATGCAAGAGCTATCTTGAGGCATTAGCAATAGAGAATATGTATGGATATTCCAAAGATATATGGAGTAAAGCCATTGATAAGGGAATAGCAGTAGAGGATCAAAGCATTCAACTTGCTCAAGAGGTCTTGGATATGGGAGAAATGACAAAGAATGAGGAGTTTTTTGAGAATGAATTCTTGACAGGGACTCCTGATGTATTGAATGAGGACTTTGTCCTGGATGTGAAGAGCAGTTTAGATGCCACAACGTATCCGTGGTTTGACAAAGATGTACCAAACAAAGACTACATGTATCAATTAATGGGGTATATGGCTTTGACAGGCAGAAAAATTTCGTATCTTGCGTATTGTTTAGTGGATACTCCTGAAGATATTGTGGAGGATGAGGTCAGAAGAGTTCACTACAAACTTAAAGAGATTGATGAGAACCCAATTGTGAGGGCAACTGTGGAAAGGCAACATAGCTTTGAGAGAGTTCCAGCAGAGTATAGAGTCAAAACCTTTAAGATTGAATATGACCAAGAGGTAGTTGATAAGATATATCAGAGAGTGGAGGAGTGCCAAGAGTATTATGAGAGTTTATTGCATGAAGAATTTAAAACTGTAGCTGTATGAAAGAAAGAATTGAAGATATAATGTTTCCTGAAAACAATACTTTTCAAGAGTTAAATGATGGAACAATTTGCAGCATGATTGTAGATGTAGAGATGGATCCTGTTTTTCTGCAATTCCATAATGATGGATGCGTTTATGTAGATTGTGAAAACTTAACTCATATATATCTAACAAGAAGCAATTTAAAGGAGATGAGAAGCCTTTTAGATAAGGCAGAAAGACAATATGCTAAAAGAGCAAAACTTAAAAACAAATAGAAATGGAACAAAAAGAAAACACAGGAGTCTTATTCAAAAATGACTTCAAGAAAACTGAAAAGCAACCTGATTACAAAGGATCCTGTTTTATTAAAGGAGAAAAGATGGATATATCTGCTTGGTTGAATGAATCCAAAGATGGAAAAAAATATATGGGCTTACAATTTGCAGAGCCTTATCAAGCAGAGGTTGAGGCTGGATATGGTCACAAGCCAAAAGACAATGAGGATCTTCCGTTCTGATGCGGATGTTTTGAGTTAGTAAGGAGCCGAGCAGAAATGTTCGGCTTTTTTATTATATTTGTTTAATTGTTCATTTTAAAAATTAAGCCGTTTTTGTTCGTGGTCGGAGCAGAACGGCTTTTTTTATGTCCTGTATTTTGATTGTGGGATTTATGGGAAAAAAGGTGGGATTTATGGGATTAAAAAATAATCCGTACATTTGATTAGATTCTAACCAATGGAGTGGATTAAGAAAATTCAAGAGAATGAAGATGAGTGGATACAAATCATTCAAAAGATGGGGGAATCATTCTATGCCAAAGATATTGTTCAGGAGTTTTACATCAAGCTAATGAAATATGCAACTGAGGACAAGGTATTCAAAGATGGAAAGCCAAACATGCAGTATTTGTATTTGATATTGAGGAATATTTTCTTAAATTACCATCAACAAAAAACCAAATTTAACAAACTGAATCTTGATGAGGTTGAGATTGCTGTCAATTATGACTACTATGATGCAAAAGAAACCCAAGAAATGCAACTGCAAATAGAAGAGGAGATGAGTTCCTGGACTTACTTTGATAGAGAGCTGTTTAAATTATATACAGGCATATCAGATAAGTATAGACATGATGCAATCAGCATGAGGACAATATCTCAAGGATCCAATATAAGCACCCAAACAATTTTTTATACTTTGAAAAGGTGCAAGGAGAAAATCAGAGAGGAGCTGGGGGATGATTATTCAGATTTTGTAAACAAGAAAAACAATAAACACAAAACCAAGTTATGAGCAAAGACATGGAGTATAAAGTTGTTAAAATTGGCAATGGCAAAAGCACTAAAAGAAGAGTATGGATACCTATCAATTCAATTTTAGGACATAAAAACCAGCCATATTATAAAACAGAAAAGGAAATGCTTGAGGATCAAATATACAACTTTGCATCTTTAAGCCAATCAGAGAAAGGAATATACACTAAACTAAAAAACAATGAGTATAGACAATCAAATATTTGAACACTACAGGGAGCAACAAAGAAAGATCCAGGAGGCAAAAACCTTATTAGAAAAACACGGATACAAGGTTGAGGAATCAAAAGATAAGGATATTAAGCAAGAGATAAAGAGATTGCAGAGTAAATTGACAGGGCAGTTTGCAAAGGACATTGAAACAGCCAAAGAGATAGCAAGATTAAACAGGATTATTGAATCAGATAAAAACTAAAATAGATAAAATGACAGCTAAAAAAACAACTAAAAAAAGAGCTACAAAACTAAAACCTAAAAAAACTGAATCAAAGGGAGTGGGAGATATTGTTGAGGAAGTGCTGGAAAAAACAGGAGTAGCAAAGGTCGCAAAATTTATATTGGGGGAAGACTGTGGATGCGATAAACGCAAGGAGAAACTCAACAACATTTTTAGAAATGACAAGAAGCCTGATTGCCTACAAGAAGACGAGTACAAATTCCTTGATAAATACTTTAAAAAGAACACTACTAACCTAAAGCCAAGTGAGCAAGAAATGATGAGGAAGATATATGGCAGAATATTCAGAAGGAGAAGACCATCAACAAGCTGTTCAAGCTGCTTAAAGACGGTCTATTCAAGTCTAAGAAGAGTATATGAAACCTATGAGGCAGAATGAAGATAGAGAAGGTCAAGATAAGTGAGGTAAAAAATAACCCAAATAACCCAAGGGTAATCAAGAATGATGATTACCGGAAACTTGTAAGATCCATAAAGGAAGCTCCCTGGATGCTACAGCTTAGAAGTATAGTTGTAAATGATGATAATATAGTGCTTGGAGGCAACCAAAGATTGAGGGCATGTAGAGAGGCTGGATTGAAAGAGGTTTACATTATCAAAGCAAGTTCATTATCAGAGAAACAACAAAGAGAATTTATAATCAAGGACAATCTAAGTTCAGGGGAATGGGATTGGGATGCTTTAGCAAATGAATTTGATGCAGAGGACTTGAATAGATATGGTTTGAATGTGCCAATGGAGAGTGAAACTGAAAAGCTATCTCAATTAGAATTTGAGGATGTCTACTATCAGCCTAAAAAACTTCCAAACATAAAGCTATCTGATTGCATCAATACTCAATTATTTGATAGCAAGGTTGCTTTTATCAATGAGAGCAATCTAAAAATGGAGATGAAGGAGATGATGAAAATGTTTGCATATAGATTTCTCAAGATAGATTTTGAGAGCGTGGCTAACTATTATTATTTTAACGCATCAGAGGAAGAGAAAAAAGTCATTGAAAGGCTAAGACTTGTTTTATGTGATGGTGGCTTAGACGGCTTTATTGAGGATGACATACTGCAAATTCATGGCTTACTACAAGGATGGAACAATGATTGATATATTTATACCATCATATCACAGGGCAAAGAATCTAAAAACTGTACGTTATTTTGTTGGTATTGGATGGGATCCTAAAAAGATTCATGTATTTATTGACTCTGAAGCTGATGATATTTTGGAGTATCATGATGAAGCTGAAAGGGTAAAGTTCCATCTCCATGTTTTTAATATGCAAGAAGCAAGAGAGAAATATGACTATGTTCATAGACCAAGCACATCCAGGAGAAGTGCTGGACAAGCAAGAAATATGTTCTATGACAAAGCAAAAGAATTGGGCATATCATTTTATATGGTGCAAGATGATGATACAAGCAACTATGAGATAAAAAGGTTTGGCAGATATCAAAGGAAAGCATTGTACTCTGAAATATACAATACATTTGAGGCAATAAAAATCTTTATGAAAAAAAGGAGGATTGGACTTTTTGGTATATCCCAAACAGGAGATTTTATAGGAGGGGAAAACAAGAAGCTCTTGAGAAACAAAGTGATGAATACAACCTTTGTGCTGCCTAAGTACATCTATAGAGGGGAGAGAGGAGTGCAAGACGATGATACAAGCCAATTTGTAGGTATAATGAATCAAGGACTTTTTACAGGCAGTTTAGGGGATGGCTTGGTATTACAACAAACTCAAAGTGCAAAGCAGACAGGAGGATTGACTGACCTTTACAATGAATGTAAACTGCTCAACAAGGCTTTGGTTTGTCCTATACAATTTCCAAGCTCTATACATGCAGAGAAACAAAAAAAGAATGGTGCAAGATTACATCATCACATCAAGAGCAGATACATATATCCAAGATTACTCAAGACAAAAGGAGTGGATAATATAGCTTGGGATACCTATCAAGAAGATTATCCTTTTACAAACCAACCTAAAAGAAAATAGAATGGCAAATGAAGAGAATTTAAAGATGTTCAAAAAAGGTCAAAGTGGAAACCCTAAAGGCAGACCTGTGGGCAGCAAGAATAGAAGCACCATTGCAAAAAAATGGCTATCAGTTGAACAGGATCTCAAGAATCCTTTGACAAGTGAAAATGAAAGCATGAGCCAAGAGGACTTAATGACATTAGCTCTAATCAAGAAAGCAAGAGAGGGAGATACTCAAGCATATCAAAAGCTTATGGACTCAGCCTATGGGCAACCAATCCAACAAATAGAGCAGACAAATATAGAGCAACCTTTATTCCCTGATGTTAGAGAGGACGACAGCGATAAATAAAATCCTTGCTTTAAAGAAGAGGATTAAAATTATTCAAGGCGGTACATCGGCTGGCAAGACGTTTGGTATTCTGCCCATCCTTATCCATAAGGCAGCGAGTCAGAGTGGATTAGAAATAAGCATAGTGGCTGAGAGTGTTCCCCATTTGCGTCGTGGTTGCCTCAGAGATTTCCTAAAAATCATGAGATGGATAAATAGGTATCATGATGAGAGGTATAACAAGAGCCATTTGAAGTATACTTTTGCCAATGGATCCTTTATAGAATT